AGTCTTCATTGTTTGTTGTGGTTAAATTATATAGAAACTGCAGATTCCATATGTTATCACTTTTATTTTTTAAATTCACTTGAGCATTTAATTTAATATTTTTATCATTTTGCCATGTTTGTGTGTTATCTAATAGTAAAATATTATCACCATCAATGATATCTATATCAACTTGTCTTTGTATAGAACCTTTTTCAGCAGTTTCTTTACTGGATTGTATGTCTTTGAATATATTGTGATTGTTCCAGTAGATGTTTAATTCATCTTTTAATATTCCTTCACTAACAAATTCATTTGCTTTATAGTCTGCTCTAAGAAGTGGAAAATAATCAAAATGAAGTGTTTTTTTCATCTTTATCCCCAAATGTTAAAAATATATTTTGGTACTAGTCCAGAATTAGAACCAGCGTGATAACTTGTTCTGCTTGGCCATTTATACACAGCACCTTGACCAATGTTGTACAAGCAAGTGTTTTCTACTATCAGAACGTGTCCAGGTGCAGGTGGACTGATATGACAATGATATCTAACGATATCCTTATTGGCTTGTAAAGTATTTTCATCATCTGTAACGTCCCAATGCCAAGGAGCAACATCACCAGGCTTAACTCTACTAATCCAACAATTGATATAACTTTTCATGCCAACAAAATCACAAAATTTCTCTGCTATAGACTTATCAAAGTTTTTTTCTACTAGATACATATCCCAACTGGCATTTCCACCTTCATTTTTCATTTTGTATCCTGCTTCTCTCAAAGGTTTGGCCACTTCTTCTACTCCTGGTACATTGTGTCCCACATCGTGTCTTGGACCTATGTACGCAGACTGTTGTTTTTCTAAATCTTTTATTAAATCACTCCAATTAATAATATCATTGCAGTTACCTACATATTCAAGCATTTAAAAAATCTCCTGGCCATTCAGCATAGTTTGTACGAATAGTTTCTTTGTAAAGTTCATGTGTGTCTAGTTGATTGTTCAATATAAATTTATCAAATCTATTGTTGCGTATAAGAGGTTTAAGAAACTGTACATCTAAATATTTTGTATCAACATCTGTGCAACCATAAAGGTCCATAATGTGAGCATTATCTTCATCATCAAAGTAAAAGGTGTGTGGGTACATATTAATTTTGTATATGTTGTCTTTTTCCAAATCATCTTTTATGGCTTTTATTTTGTCTTGCCAATTTGGAATAATGTCAATTTGTCTTGTTTTCAATAACCAATGTAGACTTTTGTCGTACCAACGGAAAGTAATTGTTCTTTTTGAGTAATCTATGTTGATAATTTCAGGAATATATTTTTTGTTTTTCAATTTAAACAAATATTTCACTTCTTGATTAAACCAATAGTTGAAAAGTTCATCTGTCATTTGCATGTTCTCAAAATATTTGTTTGCGTTCCAGTTCATACAAAAGATTTTTTTATTGTTGCTGACAAGAGGCTCGTACAGCATATTAGTCACAGCAAGTCCTTCTTTAAATTTATAAAAATTATTCCACTTATCCATACACAATATCTATATCAAATCCACATATCTGTTGCATTCGTAAAATTTCTGTAATATTTTCGTTTTCACAAAGGTATTTCACTGTGGTTTCATTTATTCTAGCAAAATTGTTCACTTTACCTTCTTTTACAAATCTGTTTAACAGTCTTGAAAAAGAACTATCAAAAAGATATCTCATATTATACACAGGATTTTTCACAGTCATTAACACCTGTCTTGGATCTTTCATCATTGAGTTATTTTTTAATCTTTTGCGTATCACCAATTGATATCTATTCTTGTATCCATAGTTGGAGGCTGAATGTAATAGACCTGTATTCATTAGATACACACTGTCGTCTGCTTGGGTTGGAAACATCACTTCATTTTCTATGTCATGTAGATAACTGTGTTCAGCATCCAGTGTCACATGATATCTGTCGTCTATATCAGCATGAGCAGAATAACTTTCACCTGGCTTCATCACAATCAGTCTGGCTTCTCCATGATCTGGCAACTGCTGTAACAATTCATCCAACACAGTGTCTTTGTATTCTGGTAACACTTCCCAAGGATCATAGAAAAAATCTCCTGTGGGTTTGTTGAGCACATTCTTACCTTCTGGTAAGTGTTTCAACAATTGGTATAACTTTTTGGAATCAGTTTTGGTATCTAATTTTTCTAACATATTGTTGTACTTATCGTGAATTATAAAGTGCGTACTTAATAGCGATAAATATCTTTGTCCATAAAATGTCTAAATTTGAAACAATAAAAACGTTATACCAATCTAGTGCTTATCATGATATACTCCATGATATAAACGATGTGATATTTCCATTTGATCCAAAATGGAAAAATATTGGCATCAGTGTGAGTGGCGGTGCGGACAGTGCCTTGATGAGTGTGCTGTTGTGCAGTATCATATCTCAATTGAATTCCAAAACTGATGTTCATATCATAACCAATGTGAGGTGTTGGAAGACCAGACCTTGGCAAAAACAAAACAGTCTTGACGTATATGCTTGGTTACGAACTGCTTTTCCAAATATACAATTTAAAAGGCACGAAAATTTTATTGCTCCTGATTTAGAATGGGGTTCAGTAGGTCCCAACATTGTGGATGAATATGGAAAACTGAAAAGTGGTAATCAAATAGAATTAAGAGCACACGCAGAGTATGTGGCTCACAAAGAAAAGTTAGATGCTTGGTACTGTGGTGTGACCAAGAATCCAGACAAAGAATTTGATGGTCGTTTAATGGATCGAGATATCGAAGATGCTACATTAGACAGATTGATCAAAACACACATGGGCGGCTTGGCTTGTCACCCTTTCACATATGTTCAAAAAGATTGGATAGTTGCTCAATTCAAAAAATTAGGCATAATGGACCTATTCAATCTAACACGCAGTTGTGAAGGAGACAAAGAAATATATCCTGAAGTCTTTGGAGACTTGGATTACAAGACATATAAGCCAGGTTCGCCCGTGCCAGTGTGTGGTAAATGTTTTTGGTGTAAAGAAAGAGAATGGGGAATAAACAAATGTCAAGATTGATAGTTTTTGGATGTTCATATGCTTACGGCACTGGATTGCCTGACTGTAAGAATTGGATGTTTAATAAATTACACAATTTAAAACCAAGCAAGTTGGGTTGGGCATCTCTATTAGCAGACAAACTTAATTTAGAGTTGGTGAATGAATCTTTTCCAGGTTCCAGCAACACAGAAATCATGTACAATGTATTAAAATATAATTACCACAAAGATGATACTGTGGTTATCATGTGGACTCATTACGTTAGAGATATGCTGTTTAATTCTGCTCACAAATATCCTTTCTTTAGAGATAGATTAGGTCCTTGGGCAAAAACACAAAAGGAAAGATTATGGGCAGAGTATTTGAGTGAAAAAGATTATGCCATGAAAAGTTGGTTTCATATACACCATGCAGACTTATATCTACAGAATCAAGGTGTAAAGTACATTCACTATCCTGCTACTCCAGAAGAATTAAACAAACACAAACTGGATTTTATTCAAATAAACAACTATCACAGTGACGGTATTGTGTATCTTGACAAAGCAACAGATGATATGCATCCAGGTGTAAAAACAAATCAATTGTTGTGTGAAACAATACACAGGAGATTGAATGACTGACCATAACGAATATTGGCAAAACCCAGAAGACACAGAACTGGGCAAGTGGCAAAAGGAACTGGAATCAGTTTCAGGCAGTTCTACATTTTGTATTCTTCCGTGGATACACTTTGCCACAAGACCCAATGGTGATATGAGACTGTGCTGTTCAGCGAACGCCAGCGGCGCTGGTTCCGACCACGAAGTGGGCCTAGTCAAAAAAGAGGACGGCAAGCCTGCTAACTTTGGCAAGGATACTCCCATGTCTGCTTGGAATAACGATTACATGAAATCAGTGCGTACTACTATGTTGGATGGTAAAATACCAGCCAGTTGTCGTAAATGTTTTCAAGAAGAAAAAGTGGGTGTGGTTTCAAAACGCATATGGGAAACAGGCACATGGTACAAGGATGGAGTAGACATTCCTGAACTGATACGTCAAACTAAAGAAGACGGCACAGTGCCTGAACAGTTGATGTATCTGGACTTAAGATTGGGACACACTTGTAATATCAAATGTGTGATGTGTTCACCACACGACAGTTCAAAATGGGTTAAGGATTGGCAACAGTTGATGCCTCAGTTACAGAATAAAGATGTTAAACAACAACTGCAATGGGACAAAAAAGAATTCAACAACTTCTGGCACGAGAAGCCTGAGTTTTGGGATGAGATGTATCGTCAAATACCCAATCTAAAACAGGTTTACTTTGCAGGTGGCGAACCTCTCATGATCAAAGAACACAAACAGTTCATAGAAGAGATCATACGTCAAGGTTATCAAGACAAGATACTGTTGCGTTACAATTCAAACGGCATCTTGGTGGACGAAGATTTGATTGAACTGTGGAGTAAATTTAGAAAAGTTAAGTTTGCTGTGAGCATGGATGCCATGGGCAAACGTGATGAGTACATACGTTTTCCAACCAACTGGGACACTGTGGAAAAAAATTTACATATGTTGGACAATACACCTGACAACATTCAAACCAGTTTGGCAACTGCTATTCAAATCTTTAATGTTAAACACTTGCCAGACTTTATGAAGTGGAAAGTGCAGAGCGGTTTTAAAAAATTAAATGCAGGCACAGTGCCTGGTGGAGTACAGATGGGTGGAGGGTTGGTCAATATGCACTTGCTGTACATACCAACATTCCTCAGTATTCAAATACTGCCCAAAGAAGACAAGCAAGAAGTTGAAGAAAGATTCATGGAATTCAAGGACTGGTTGTGGCACAACTACAGACAGGACGATGAATATTGGAAAACAAATCCTTATGGATGGCGTCGTTGGGAGGCTGTGATCAAACACATGAACGAAAATGATCACTCATTCTTGTTGCCAGGCTTTAAAGAGTATGTCACAAAATTAGATGCTATCAGAGGTGTTGATGCTAAAACAGTATTTCCGGAGTTGAAACATTTGTTATGAACGTAGTACAAGTATGGAATCCACAACCTAAAGAAGTGTTGCGTGTAGAATTTATGATTGGCAATACTTGCAATTTCTCTTGTTGGTACTGCTTTGAAGGTTCGCATGAAGGCACACACAGATGGACTGACGACATGGATCAATTGGTGTTAAATTTTAAACACCTATTTGAGAAATACAAAGCAATTGGCAAAACAAAACTGGAATTACACATAGTGGGAGGAGAACCAACACTGTGGCCCAAATTGGGAGAGTTTGTAACAGAAATAAGAAAAACAATACCATCCTATATCACTATCAGTTCAAACGGCAGTAGAACTGTGAGATGGTGGCGCAAATATGGTGAAGTGTTTGATAAAATTTTATTGAGTGCTCATTGGAAACAGTGCGATGTGCCTCACTTTATTGAAGTGGCAGATACACTGCATGAGTTGGACAGAAGTCCCAACGCAATGGTTTTGATGGATCCTACTCAATGGGACGTGTGTGTGGGATTGATTGAAAAATTTAAAAAGAGCAAGTATGATTGGTTCATAAGTGCCATGGAAGTGATGCATAAAACAATCAATTACACAGAAGAACAAAAAGCATTTGTAGCCAAACCCACAAAAAGAAGACCCAGTCTATGGTATCTGTGGACACACAGAAAACATTTGAAAAGTGAGCCCACTGTTAAATTTGAAGATGGCTCAAAGAAAAAGGTCAATCGTAATTGGCTGGTGTTGAACAAACAGAATGATTTCAGAGGGTGGATGTGTAACATAGGAGTGGACAGCATGATGATTGATCCTGCTGGATTGATAACCAGTGCTTGTAGAACCAAACTGTTTGACAATTACAACATATATGATCCTGACTTTGTAACCAAATTCAATCCCGATATCAAACCCAAAATTTGTGACAAACGCAACACCTGTATGTGTCAGCCTGAAAGTTTGTTGGATAAATTTAAACTTTAGTTTTTGTTATATTGATGTCTGCGGCACAGGTACACCATTCACGTGTACAATCAATTGCCTCAGTTGGTTGAACAAACGTGCCTTCATAAATGTTTCCGATAGGTCCTCCCACTCTACAAGTGGCTCTGTGAACTTCTCCGTCCCAATTGATCATTAAACTTTCCAATCCAGCACTGCATTTCCAACCTTTGAATTGGTTTGTTTTTTCAATCAATAAGTCATTTGTGTTACAAGATTCTGTTTCGTCTATCAGTGTGTTGTGAGGTGGATTATGATTTTGTGCTACCAAAAACTCACGTTCTTGTGTGGAATATCGTTCCATGTCTTCAAAAATATCATGAGTTTCTGTCCAACGTATAGGACGTAGAGCATACTTTATTCCTGCCTGTTTCAGGCGTCTACAAGCGTCAGAGACGTCGTCTAAACGCCCTGGCAACATCATTACGTGTGCTAGTATATTTTTATTTTGTGTTTGCTGTGAGACGTTTAAAACGGTTTCTATCACCTTTTGGTGGTCGTATTCAAAGTGGATAGAGAACACAATATGGTTGATCAGTCTATCCAAAATGTCCACATAAAATTCAGCAGTCCTTGTGCCATTGGTGGTCACATTCAACCAAGACACTTTTGGTTTAGCATACTCAAGCAGTTCCAAAATTTTTGGGTGTACGCAAGGCTCTCCTCCTGTGAAACTTATTCTGATATTTTTAATTTTGGCCAATTGATCCACAGCATCTTTTAAAATCTGTATGTCTGTGTGCGGACTGGTGTTGTCGTGTATCACTGCTGGACAATAAGAGCAATCATAATTACATCTCTTGCCAAGATTCCACTCCACCTTGACACTGTTTCTCACGTGAGGATAAAGATGTTCTACTTTAAACATATGGCTCAAACTCCGGATTAATTTTCTCGAACGGACCTTGAGTACGTGTTAAATCTAATCGTCTATTGAAATCAACACAATCCTGCCAATATTGATTGAGATCAGTGGCTTGTAGAAAGTTTATATTGTCCTGTATTTGTTGTTGCGTTATTTTTTCTAACACAGGATTTTCTTTCACTATGTCATAGTCCTTGATCTTTGGTTTCATTGCTTCCAGTTTAGCAATCACTTGATCCTTTAACGCTTTAGGCAATACCTGTGCCGACAGTGCTCTAGGATAGTTAACTCTATGACTGTAAAACACAATTTTCATTTCCCTTAAAAAGTAATCTATCACTCTGTCTATCTGTAGAATGTTGTTGGCTTGTACAGTGAATGCTCCTACGATACGACTCACCGTTGGAATTTTCTTCATTTCTTTTATGTTGTATTCCACTTCCGAAAATTTACCATTGCCTCTGATGTATTCGTATGTGTCATGTAAACCATCTATACTGACGTTCACAGCAACACTTTTAAACTTGGGCCAATAATCATGCACAGTTCTGCCACCTTTTATGCCCAATGTCGTTCCATTTGTTGCGTATTTGATTTCTATGTTCTTACCATTTTTAGACAGCAGGTCCAATATCTTATAGTGTACAGGATCCATCAATGGCTCTCCGCCAGCAAACTCAACACGTTTAAAGTGTGGTAATAATTTTTCCAAGTTATCCCAAAAATGATCTTTATCTTCAAATATTCCCACGTAGGGTGCTTTGGTCAATCCTAAACTTTCCACAGCATCCACAAGATAGTTGCCTTCTTTTTTGTAATGATCCACAATGGCATTCCAATCTTTCCATTGTGTAGAGTCCAAAGGATTACACATTCTGCATTTTAAATTACAAAGATTGTTTATTTTTATTTCAATAGTGGGCATTTCGAATGGCATTGAATAGTCATCCAACAGTTTATCTAACGCATCTGGGTACAAATTAATTCTGCTTTCAGGCGAGGAATCAGTTATGTGTCTTTGACGTAAACTTTGAACTCCTTGATCTTCCAAATGAAAACAAGGCGCACACACATCTGGACGTTCATCGTTTAACACTTGACGTCTTACTTCTTTCATCTTGTCAGAGTTCCATGCTTCTTCCAAACTCATGTCTTTGATATTAGCAATAGGAAGACTTCGACAGCACACTTTTATTGCGCCATCTTCTCTGGTAGCCAATCCTGTAAATGGGTGCATACAGAATGTACAACTGTTTTTATTGTTCTTCATCTTCTTCCCAAGGATCTTTTAAATTTTTCCATTCTTTACCAAATCGCCACATAGGCGCTTTCAATGTTTCGATATCAACTTCATAAAATTTTTCAATAGGTCCAGCATCTATATCATAGTCAACAAATCCTGACCATGCGTGTTGCGATACTATTAATTGTATATTGTTGTATTTTTCTTTTAAATGTTTTATAAGTTGGTTTTCTTTAACAACTCTTTGTTTCGTTGGAACAAAAGGCACTGTTGGTTCATAAGCAAAAATATTGCTGATATTAAAAATTACATTGACATCATTTTTAAATTTTAATGTGAATTCATTTAACAAGTCACATTCTACAAATTTAAATTTAATACGATCTTTGATAGGCCATAAACGAGCAAGTGTATCAATGTGTTCTGCTATTTCTAATTTAGAAGGTAACCAGTCTGGTGTCTTATGTCTATTCTGTGTTTTTAAAAATTGATAGTAATCCCCTCCTGAGAATTTTTTTACTGTCTGCTCCATGTAAAAAAGAGCATTGGGATTGTAATCATAAAATATCACTTCTGTTGTATCGTCATATCCATACTTGTCTAGGTATTTTAACCAATTAAATCCACTTGCAGGCGTTATTAATTGCTTTATATTTCCTGCTATGTGTAGTGTTTGAAGTTCTTCTGTGTTGATGGGATAGAATAATCTATTGGCACTTTGATTATATTTTTTATAAATCTGTTTGCTGTTTTCAATGAAATCCGTTTCGTGTATAGCATAGTAACATTTTTTGCTAGAACGAATGTCCTCATCAAACACAATAATATTTTCCTTGTTGTCTAATGCTGTACGTATCACATTCCAACCATGCCATTTGTGTTTGTACGTCTTCATTTCTGTGCCTGGTTTAACCCATAATGGAGTATAATCATCGTGGAAATTTTCTTCACTTCTAATAGGTTCCGAAGTAAAATGTTCAGAATCACGTTGCATTTCTCCTATCACAGGCAATTCTAATTGTTTATGTTTTTTTAGATTGATAACATAGCATTGTTCGTGCAGTTCATAATATCCTTCTTTTCTATCTAGTATGTGTCCTGCTATATAAAAATCTTGTTCAATTAATTTGTGTAGATGTTTGAAAAACGCACCTCCTTGAAATTCAGTATCTGGAGAATATACCACAGCATAATCGTATTGATCTACCAATTTACTTAAAGCAACATCCTCAGATAAGGCTATCTGGACGTCATATCCCATTGTGTTAATTTTTCCTATCTGATATTCAGCAATATTTTGAATAATTTCTGTGGCTGATGAATTCTTAATCTTATGAAAGTTTGTATCAAGCACAAAAACTATATCATGTTTTTTATGTTGGGCGTCAAATTGAAATGCCATATTTTTTAATACTCCTATCTAATAATTCGTTAAATTGTTGTCTTTTATTGCCTATGTGTGCTTGAGCAATCATGTGTATTCTTTCCACATTGGCATTGTTCACTACTGAATGATCTTTCAGTATGTTGATTAAAAATACTTTGCCGTGCCTAAACGGTACTAATCCATGATCTTTAATTTCCATATAACACAGTGCTGGATGTATCACCGACACATTTATTGGAATTAGGTGTTCGCACAAATCCTTTGGCAGTTGATGTCCTGGATGATCATTGTGCCAATCAATTCTTCCGGCAGGATCCAATTTCATAAAACGTATTCTACTGTATCGTTCTGCAGGAAATTTATCCCAAAACATTTTTGCCGCAGGTGCTATCTGTGATAGTTCTGTCCATTCATAAGGAGCATTTAATTCATCATCATAGCCATATTCTTTTGCTACCTGTGTTTTGTCAATGCCTAATCCATGCAGACAACAACTGCTCCAACCTTTGTGTGATTCTTTTTCTCTGTGCGGAACATAATATGAATCCACTTTGGCAAATTCTACGTGATCTGTGTAGGGTCCGAAATCCAAATCTAACTCCAACCAAGGCAGAGTTCCATCTTTAAATTTGTTAAACACCTTAGTTGCTGTGTCCATCTTTCACTCCCATGATCATAAATCTTTTGTATTTTTCTGTGGGCAATTCAGCCGCAAATGAAACGTTAAGTCCACAAGTTTTTTTGAATGTTTCTAAGTCAGGTTGACAGTTCACGTGCTCATCATGAGCAACATAGTCATTGCTCTGCAGAATAATTCTTGTGCTAGTGGGCAACAGGTCGATCCATTTATCATATTGTTCTTTGCTCATGTGTTCACAAGCAGTATTAATAATCAAATTGTGTTTGTTGTAATTTTTATATTCCAACATATCACCTGTCACTGCTCTAAACTGACTGCGTATTTCATATTCTTTGTTCATTGTTTTAGCAATAGATTCACACGTAGGATCTTTGTCCAAAGATGTTATTCTCAAAATATCCAATTCACTGTTGAACATTAAAGTTGCCAGCACACCATTCCAGCCTCCACATATCAATATGTCATAAGGCACTCTTTGGAAATAGTGTTTCAAATTATCAATCAACCAAACCTTACTGTTGATTTGTCCTTTCCAGAAACTTTCCAATGTGCGATATCTGTCATCAGATTGTCTGATAGCATCCATCCAATACAGCACATCTCTAATATTAATTCTCAAATTGGGCTCCTAGTTTGTCAAAAGATCCACACTGTTTGCCACATTCTTGTAACGGTGTATGACTCCATGTTTGTTCAATTTTGTCAAAGTATCCATTTTCAAATATCTCTTTTAGACTACTTGTATTTAAATTCGGAAACTCGCCAATTCTTTCCATATAATCAATTCTACTTGCCTGCATGGGCGGGATCCATTCCATATCCAACCAACAGCAAGGCGAAACGTTACCACACGCACTCACATACAACTGACGGTTTTTCACTGCTTTACACACAATAGTAGGCTTGGCCTCTTTTTGTGATTGCTCGATCAAAGGAATCATCTCTTTGCTCTTCTGTGTAGGCTCTAATTTGTGTAACGGATGTCCTTTTTCATCTATCACTTGTAAAGCACCATCTTTAAATCTTGAAGTGTGTTTTGTGGAAAACATTTTAAATCCTAGATCTTTACTCATTTGTTCTGCTTCTGCCACCTGATGTTCATTGTGTTTGAACACCAACATATGCCATTTGGCAAATCCACCTGCTTGGATGAATGCTTTGGCATTGGCAATAATTTTGTCAAAATCTGTAGATATTCTATACAGATGATTTGTGTCTGCTAATCCATCTAATCCAAAAGTTACCTTTACTTTTTCCTGTGCTAACTTCTTCCACCATTCTGGATCTCTAGCACTGCCATTTGTGTGCATGGCAAGTCTAATACGTGGATTGGTGGCTCTTAGATGTTGATATATTTCTAGTGTGTCTTTACTAACAATTGGATCTCCTAGATTACCACACATAAACAAACTGTCTATTTGTTTTATAAAATCTTCAGGAAACCATTTTTTAAAAGTTTCCAATGTTATTTCATCTAGATGTATGAAAGGATTCAAAGGACCTCCTTGTATTCTTCTCGGACACATAGGACATTTAGCCTGACACTTGCTTGTGATTTCTAAATGAACATCTCTGATGTCTGTAAGTTTATACATTTGTTCTTTCCTTTTTGAATATCTTTGACTGCTTACGACTGATTTCCATTATGATTTCATCTCGTTCAATGCTTTCTAATTTGTCCAACTGTCTTGATTTGGGAATTTTACTATCAGCAGAACTAACGCAAGTTGGAGTTATACATTTGTTAGGTGTTTTAAATAATTGAAAACCTCCGTCTATTGTGCCTAATGGTTCATCATGACAACTGTATGCTCTTTTTATTTCGCCGCCAGGTTCACGCACAATACAACTTTGATAACCTGCATTACAATTCCAGCCTTTAAATTTGTTAAAGCCAAAAGCATTGAATCTCTCTGCTTGATCCATTTCATACAAATTGTCTTTGTGATCCATAAGAGTTATTTGACCGACTGTGGTACCATCATTTGTTTTTAGTGCAAATCCTGTTTTCATCTGTTCAATTTGTTCGTCACTGTAACCTGATACAATTTCACTGGCAGTTTCATTGCTTTGTGGCTTTAGTGTGACGTTTATTCCCCTATCATTAAATCTTTTACATCTATCATACAGTTCATTAAACAATTCGGGAACCATTACTTGGTTTATTGTAACATAAACGCCTGCGTCTTGCAACATTAAAAGTTTGTCACCAAAAGTTTGTTCATCAGCAAATTCATGATGATAACTGGCAGTGATGCTTCTACGCACCAAAGATTCTGTGGCTTTGATCCAAGTTTTCCACCATTTTGTTCCTGGTGAACAATTTGTGGTCATATGAATACTTTGATATCTACTTTTAACATCTGAGGCATAGTGTCCAATCAAAGGTAAAAATCTTTTGTATGCTGTGGGTTCACCACCCGAGAAACTGAAATGAAAACTGTGAAAGCCATTACTTCTGGCTTGAGTTTTTATTTCATCCATAGTTTTTTTGTACACTTCTAATGGTCTGTGATCCACCTTTTTGGAGTGAGCATAGGGCCAACAGTATGAACAATCGTAATTACAAAATCTACTCAGTATCCAACTCACATTGAATACTTTTTCATTCAGCATAGTTTTTTGTCCAAACTGTACAATGTTATCAAAAGGTATTCTAGTAGTATGTACTGACACTGCAGGTCTCCTCAAAATGTTTTTTCAACCAATCAAAATCATTGATATAATTTAATTTGTCTTTGTTTTCAGTTCCAAACTTTCTACCTTGTTGTGCGCCTTCAATGGCAAAATCACCATAAGGTCTATCAGCACCTTTTGAACACCACACATCTAATCTTTGTTCTGTTTCACCATCTACTTGTCTATCTATCACTTTGGAACTTAATTTTACACATTCTCTAAAAGCACTTTTCCAAGCACTAAAAGGATCTGAATTAAATGCTGTGATGTTTGATACTTGCGTTATTGCTTTAAAATTTTTAGATATGCTTGTGGTCATATCAGTTGTGTTTGTGTCCATATCTAATGTCAATTGTCTTGGCAACAATTTAACTCCACCGTATCCATACTGCAAATCATTTATAGGATTACGACTTTGCCAAACATGAACAGTTTCTAAATTATATTGATTCACATCATAATTGAATTTAAAGTCATCAACTATCCTAGCATCAGCATCAACCACCCAAAACATTTTTGTTACTGCTACTTTTGCCGCTTCGATGTGTGCTTGATGGATACCTTTAACTCCTTGAACACGTTGAGCAATAGGAAAACGATCACACAAAGTTTTAAAATTGTAATCTGCTAATGCTTCATTATAACTTATAAAAACTAT